GACCTTATGACAGCGCTTGAATTACTTCATAAGGAGATTAGCCAGCAACGAATTAAACTTTACGAGCTTCCAATGCCACCAAGGATCAAAGGCTTATATAGTGATAATGTAATTTGGCTTAACCGAGGATTACCCACGTATACAGACAAGGTATGTGTTCTTGCTGAGGAGATCGGGCATCACTATACGTCCTATGGCGATATTCTTAATCAGAAAAAAATATCCCACATCAAACAAGAGAAGCGTGCCAGGAACTGGGCCTACGAAAAATTAATCCCCCTAAAGAGCTTTATTGAAGCTGCAAAAGAGGGAATTACTAATCGGTATGAGTTCGCCGAATTATTAGGAGTGACTGAACATTTTTTAGAACGCGCCATTGAGCATTACAAAGAGAAGTACGGCTTATATGCTGAGTGGACAAGCTATCTAATTTATTTTGAGCCGCTTGGCGTGATCCGTTTGTTTGACGAATAAAAAAAGAACCCCTGGTGTTGGTAGCACCAAGGATTCTTTTTAGATACATTCAGCCTAATAGGCGGTGAAATGCATCTGCGCAGTATAATTATAGCATTTTCGCCGTCTTTAGAACAATAAATTGAAAGGCGGTATTTTATTATGGAAGCCAAAGTCATTCGCGCTGTAGCCTATGCGAGGTACAGTTCAGATAATCAGAGAGAGGAATCCATTACAGCGCAACTAAGAGCAGTAAAAGAATATTGTCAGCAAAAAGAATATATCCTTACAAACGTCTACACTGACGAAGCCAAGACAGCGACCACCGATAACAGGGCTGGTTTTCAACAAATGATAGCAGATAGCGGACTAGATTTATTCGATGTTGTCATTGTTCACAAGCTTGATAGGTTTGCGCGTAATAGATATGATTCAGCTTCTTACAAACGGAAACTTAGAATCAATAAAGTTCGACTCGAAAGTATCCTAGAACGTCTTGACGATTCTCCGGAATCTGTTATTCTGGAATCGATGTTAGAGGGCATAGCCGAATACTACAGCAAGAACCTTGCCCGAGAGGTCCGCAAGGGTTTGTCCGAAAATGCTAGGGCGGGTATACATAATGGCGGTCGCGCTCCTTATGGACTAAAGGTCAATCCTATCACCAGGAAGTACGAAATAGATGAGACACAATATAAGGCGGTCCAGATGTATTTTAATGGGGTTGTTGCAGGTGTACCTTTGGCAGAAATTGCCCGGAGAATCAATGCCGAGGGATTTCGAACCTATACCGGCGATAAATTTAAGATAACCAGTTTTGACACCTGGGCTTATAATCGTAAATACAAAGGTGATTATGCTTGGGATGTTTCAACCAAAAAAGATGCTGAAGGAAAGCGAAACGGGCACACTAAAAAACCCATTGAAGAACAAACCATAATCCCTGGCGTAATACCGGCCATTATCGAACCTGAATTATGGGAGAGGGTGAATTCATTGATGAAGAAAAGACAACGCATAGGCGGCAGCATGACGGCCAAAGAGGTTTATTTGCTTAGCGGCAAGGTTGAGTGTGGTGTTTGCGGATCTAATTACTTTGGCGAACGTTATAACAGCAGAGGAAACCATTATGCCTATTACAAGTGTTCCGGGAAATGCGGAAATAAAGGAGTCGACAAATACGCGCTTGAAAAATTGATTTCAGAAAAATTGGAAGAGATCTGCTTTAGCGAAGATGGTATGAATAAAATCGCAGAAGAGGTTAAGCGGCTTTATGCAGAACGCAAAAAGACGGTTAACAGTGAGATTGAGCCTCTTAAGAAAGAAATTAAATCCCTGGAATTGAAAATTGATAAGTGGCTGGATATATTGGGCGATGGAACGCCACAAAAACAAGTATACATGCAAAAGATAAGTGAGGCTGACGATCATAAAAAACTCTTAGAATTAGAACTTGCCAAAATGAATGTTTTAGCGAATGTCCAATCCGTCGATGAAGCCATTCTAATGAAGGTGCTTAACGCCAAAAAAGACCAGCTCTTCTCCGCTAATGACGAAGATAGAAAGCAGGTCTTTCAAGAGTATGTTGATAAAGTTATCGTTAACAGTATCCAAGACGATGTGGTTAATATCGAATTAACTGTTAGGTGCTTCAATGGTGGAGGCGAATTGACTCTTCTGAAGCACCTAACATTTCCGTATCAGAAATAGCGGGAACCTAGTCTTATTAGTTCTCGTTAAATTTGTCGCAAAACCTTTAATCTGTCGCTTGGCAGAGCACAAATTCAGAGAGATAATTGTTTGAAAGGAAAGAGGAGATGATTTTGACAGAAATTATCGAAGGTATCAGCAAAAGTGTTTCAGTTCGAGAGGCTGCTGAATTTCTCGGTAAATCTCAACAATTTATCAGGATCGGGCTACAAAGAGGGATATTACCATTTGGATCGGCTGTAAAGTTAAGCACGAAATGGACCTATTATATTTCTCCCTCAAGGCTTTATGACTATGCAGGAGTTAAACCAAGTATAGATGAAAGATTACGAAGTGGACAAGCCCAAAAATAATAATTACCCAGAGAATTCTATAGGGCATTGGGGGTAAACTTCCGGTGCCTTTTTTAATTTTTTTTAATCCCAGATAGCTTAGTATAATAATCGTCTCGCCATATGACATTTTATCCCTTATTTGTCGTAAAACAATTAATGCTGTCGCATAGCAGGAAAACACGTTGATGCACAGAAAGCCTAAAAGGTTTTCTTAAATAAAATTTAAAGGAGTTAAATTGACATGAATGACTTAATGCTTCAAAAGGATATGACTGACTCACAACGCATGATGTTCCAGTCGGAAATAAGCAAGGAAAGAAAAAACAGAACAACCGCACTTCTGCTCACATTATTTCTGGGTGGAATTGGGGCACACCATTATTACATGGGAAAAGTAGGATTAGGGATCTTATACACTTGCTTCTTCTGGACCTTTATCCCTGGAATAGTCGCCTTTGTCGAGCTATTTTTAATTATGGGTCGTGTTGACCGATATAATGAGCAATTATCACAATCTATCGCCGCAAAGGTGAAGGTTTTAACGAATTAAACAACGAAATAGGGAAAGGAGCGTGTACATGAATAAGTTAACTTATTTGTTATCTATTGGGATCATAGCGGTATTACTAGGATGTGAATCAACTAATGTCCCGACGCAAGTTACTCCCAGTACTGCGAGTACTCCTGAACAATCGACGCCTAAAACTACAACCTTCAAAGTAGGTGACACATTTAAGCTAGGTGATCTTCAATATAGGGTGAATGGTGTCAGGACTACTAACGGTACAAATGAATACATGAAACCCAAAGATGGAAATACATTCTTGATGATTGAGATAACGATTGAAAATCAAGGAAACGCGGATGCCACGATCAGTAGCATGATGTCATTCAGGTTAACAGACAAAGATGGACGTAGTCAAGATCTTAGCATGGAAGCTTTGAGTGGTGCAAAGGGTAAGCTGGATGGATCTATTCCTCCAGGCAGGAAAATGACTGGCGAGGTAGGGTATGAGGTACCGACAGGATCATCCAAAACATACGAACTCGAAATTAAGAATGATCTCTTTAGCAATGGTACTGCAATTGTGAGTATTCCTGCAACCTAATTGTTGCCCCGTCATAACACAAAAAGCCCCCTCCTACCATTACGGCAGGAGGGGGCTTTTGTTTGCTCAGCAGCGACCGGCATCGCTACTATAATTATTGAGCTATCGCAGGAGCTTCTTCTTTATTTTCGTCTGGCAAAGTCTTCTCAGCAGCCGGAGTATTCGTCGATACCTCTGTCGATGGCGTAACGGCTTGAGTTGCCGGGATCGGTAATGGTACTGGCACGGGTTTTGCCTTTTTGGCTATAGGCGACTGAATGCTGAAACCTAGATCCCCAAACAGCTGCACAACTTGGTCTTTAATGTCCGCTAAAAACTTCAAATGAACTGCAGCTGCTACAGCAAAAAACAAGACTGAAAGAGTCTGGTCCATGCCAGAGAACAGCGCCAGGATCAGCAAGCCGCCAATGTAAGGCACAAAATTTGCCTCCAAGAACTGTGGCAGCTTGCGGACGTCAAAGGTTTTGGTTTTCATGGCAAGCAGTACGCCTAAGATAAGATTGGCGAAGATTAAGCCTGTTGCGCTACCCAAGGCCGTTAAGACCTTTGGGGCCATGGACGCGCCCAATAAAGAGATAAATACTGCATACATATATGATTCCTCCTTAAAATTTAAATCGGCAATATGAAAAGCAGGCCATTACGACCTGCTTTGTTTTAATCCTCGCCTGCCGGGGCAAAGAAAGTATACTAAAGTAAACCATTGATTATAAGCGGATCTACGGTTTACTAGCAAATTGGCAAGCGCTTGCGAATTTCTAAGCCTTCCCTATCGCTACCAAAACGGCTTTCATCGTAGCAAATCGATCCGCCCCAGCTAACAACGTTACGCCAGCAGGAGCCGAACTACCACCAACCTGATACTTTGTTGTTGCGCTTGCCAGCAAATCTGGCGTAGCGTAAGCAGCTTGAACGATTGGACACTGGAAATTTTGCGCCAAGTCGGCAGCTATTTGTAAATCTGCGTCTCCATAATATAGTACTAAATAATTCATCTTTCCCTCCATCTCCGGCCAACAACCGGAATTGTATTGGATCGTATCGTGATCCACGTCGATCCCCTCCAAGGTTACGTCATTTTGATACTGATAAATGCTATTACCCGAGAAAACCGCCCCGCCAGACCATGCGTATGTCTGCCAGTACTTGTCTGGCGCATATGATGATGCTTGGAGAGATTGTAGTACACCGCAGGAGCCGTATGCGCCGACTAAATATTGACCTGCCAGACCAGCCCTAACTCCATTGAAATAGGAAATTATAGCCGCCATATCCGCGGCCTGGGCATCAAAATCCACTGTAAAATATATCGCAGTGCTCTTTGGTGCTCCAAGGTAAGTTGCCTCTTCTATAGCCAACTGGGCATCCATAAGACCTTGACCGTAACCAAAGTACCCTGCGGTCGTCGGATTTGATTCCCAAATCAGGAATACCGACGGTCCTGCGTTGTGTATGGCGCTTAGCTCATCCGGAGTAATCGATTTGCTCCATCCTTGGGTTTTGTATCCGAGGTAGCGACCGACAGCTAAGATACCTGCACCTTTTAACGCCGCCGCTGTCACCGGGGTTAATACCGTAGAACAGTCTATAGCTTTCATCTTCCTTAGTCCTTTCCCGCGACCTGTAACACAGCTTTCATCGTGCCGAATCTATCAGATCCAGCTAATAGAATTACGCCTTCCGGAGCAGATGCTCCACCAACCTGGTATTTAGTTGTCGCACTAGCAAGCAGATCCGAAGTGGCATAAACGGCCTGGATGACCGGACAGGCGAAGTTTTGGGCAAGGTCTGCGGCTATTTGTAGATCTGCGTCTCCATAATATAGTATGAGGTTTTTCAAGATAGGTGTGGGGGCCGGTGCAGGAGTAATGCTATCCGGAAGGCCGACAAAAGCGTTGTATGCATACTGAGCGTAATAATCATACGGCATCCAGAAGCAGCCGATATCCTCAGCCGGTGCCTTTATGCCCCAGTCTGCTCCGTACTGATTCCTGACCAGGATTAGCTTCTTGACCGGATCATAGCTGATCGCATTAACGGCATGACCGCCGATCGATTGCTCGTTCGCCTCAGGCATGGACAAGATCCCGGTCCCGTTATAACTCACATCCTCCCAGCCTGTATTGAAAACCTCGAACCCGAATAAAACGGGATGGCCGTTGGAGAGAGCATCTAGGGTATCGGCAAGTATCGAACCCTGATCAATGGCAAGCACTTGATTCGAGCTAAGCTTCAGATCGGTTCGCCACCCATCAACAGGGGGCGGAGTTGTCATGTCTGACACGGTGTAAGGGTCCTTGTCTGCTGGCAGCACACCAAATTGTTCTAGCACAATAACGATATCCTCCATCGAGGCTCCTGCATCCGTGGCGACGGTGCCATCGATCTTGCGTTCTTCGTAATATTGCGCCTGTTCACTTGGATCGATCCAGTCAAGCCCGGCTTGCTTCCGTAATGCCCCGCGCCACTGTAAGCCCGCAAACGCTGTGCATGAGCCTTCTTGTCCTTGATCAAGGATAGGTCCATAGAAATTGCCAAGGTTTTGAGGAGTTGCAGAGAGTGCTTTACCGGAGTTTTTGTAGGTATTAAACGTAGTTGGTGCAGTTGATCTGAGTAATGGATATTTTTTAGTCACTGACAATTACCTTCTTTCGTTTTTTATAGAAACGAACAAATGAAAAGAGCCTCCCGCGTGGGTGGCCCTATAACCCTACCAATGTATCCGTTTCAACTTCCTCCGTAGTGGTCATCTTAGACATCTTCTGATTAACTTCCTTGATCTCTATAAGTTCTTTCAATGCGAGTTGGTGTAAATGCTTCGTCTCGTTTCGTTCCATATTGGCAAGGAAAAGTTCTTTCTTGAGCATTTCCCTTTCTTCCATGACTGTGTCGTGTGTCTCCTTGGCTTGCTTTATGGCATCCCGGCCTAGCACATCCTGCCCTACCATGATCAAGCTTAATGCCACAAGCTGGATTATCCCCCCTGAAACATAGAACACTACGTTTTGTGTTTGTGGCCATATGGCAGGTAATAAGCTCCAAATTAAAAATACGTAGGCACACCACATGGTGGACATACCTTGGGTAATTTTTGCTGCCAGCCAATCATTGAACTTACGGATCAATAGTCTTCAGCCTCCCCTCGAAATAAATGCTACTGCCAACCCCGTACATATGGTCGATAGTAAGGTGATGATTAAAGTCACTGCCCATGTGGGCCTGCCTTTCAAGGCTTCATCAAGTTTCTTTTCTAGTCGATCAAACTTATTCCTTACGTCTTCCTTTACCGACTCTACTTCGATTTTCAGAAAGCCTACTTCTTGTTCGAGTAATGCTAACTTGGTTTCCGTATCCACCAGCCCACCACCTCTTTTATTTGATACCCATAACCCATAAGAAAGTAAGCCGATTTTCCGTAGACGCCTTAATCTTGGTTCATTTTATGTTCTGTCTTGGACAAGTGTTCTCGGGTTGTCCCACATTCAGGCGAAGGTGATATTTTTAAATTGAACCAACTAGGCGTAACGGACCTGGCACGTCCCCCGGTGTGGGGAAGCGAATCCTTGGCCAGAGATTTAAACCGTTTTTTGTGTAGGCATCGGTCGCCAGATATGAGCAGATCCGGTTGTAAGGTCCAGGATCAAAAGGTAGCTGAATTCCTGTTTTGTACCGGAAATATTCCCAAAGCAAAAGCCGGTAGCAATAATGCGTACCCACTTCCTTTGTTAAGTAATCTACAATTTGTTGCCTTTGCTGGTCAGTGGCTTCGTCACACGTGTAAACGTCTGCCCTGCCACGATAAACGTCAAGGCCCTGATAGCCAGTTCGCCGAAACCCTTCGGCTTCAATGATCTCATTTGGCTTAATAACTATGGCCACATGTGAGTATGGAGATTTGGTCACGTCTTCAATAGCTTCGCTGATCCATCCGGTACCGCGCACCAGGATTAGGTCTGCGGGTTTGATAATCATTGTGGGTTCCTCCTTTCTGTTTCGGGCATAGAAAAAACACCTTAATTTAAAGGTGCTTGTGTCGCATAATGGGTCAAATGTTCATTAAAACTGAACTACGATTGCATTAACTTGATCGACCGTCGTAGCCGCCTTAACCTCTTGGCTCATTGTTTGCAGTTTTACCTCTAACCCCATCTCAAACGTCTGAATGTCAATTAGTAGTTGTTTGATCTGTGCAGGAGTAGTAAAGGATTGAATCGTTCCACTAGTGTCTGTTATCGGGAATGGATAAGGTGTGATCCCTGCTAGGTATGAGGATGTTAGCTTGCTGAACTTCGTTTGGTCTGCTGGTCCGTAGTTAAACGTCACACTTGTGCCTAACGCTGTTGTAGGGAAGGATGTATTGAGTGCGGTGGTGTAGGCTGTTTCGATTTGCGTTATTTTAGCCTGCTGAACATCCAAAAGCGTTGGTCCTGGTTGATTCGCATTAATCCAAGCTTGCGAGGGCTGAATCAACATGTTCACATTGTCAACCACTTCCCATATCCCGTCTTCATTAACTAATGCTGACATATTATCCTCCTATCCGGCTAATAAAATAAATCTTGAATTTGCCTGAAATACCCCCGTTGCGGGGATAATTGATATCTTGCTTAAATCAGCAGTATTATTCCAAGTACCATAGCCAAACATATATTGCCCGTTGGAAGCCCAAAATTCATATTTTACAGATTTCAACTCACTGTTTTTGCATCCGTATATACTAATTACGTATACATGCTTCTGTGTCCCTGCCACATTAAGATTGTCAAGAACAAAGATATTGGCAGCAGATGTTTGGTAATAGCTTGTGGCTCCTCCCGATAATACTTCGGCCTGTATAGTGTAATCGGCAGCGGTGTCGCCATTAAGTTTTAATTGCATATAGGAGCCACCAGCGGACTTGTAGACCTCGCCAATCAGCTGTATGAATGAGCAACTGCCTGTCAGTAGGTCAATTTGCGACGAATCCGCACCGAGGGTATTGTCAACTATCTTTGTTAAGCAACCTAGTAAGCCATTTTTATCTAATCCAGCTACACCGCCCGGACGACCTATCATAGATGCTTCAATCGGATGATTTGGGATAGGAAATCCATGTAACATTAGAAGTCACCGCCTTGGACAGTTACCTCCCAGCCTATCGCCATTGTCGTTCCTACTGTAGCATAGAGTTTCCAGTTAGGTGGAAGGATTAACGGTCTATAATCAGTTGGTTGTCTCACCATGACTTCGGCTTGACCCGATATTTCACTAATTGTTGTGGCTGGTAACGCCACATCTGAGTATACATAATTGTTCGCCGCTACTGTATTAACTGATCCATTGTTAGTAAAAATCCGCAGGACAGAGGCCGCATTTGTACCTAATGGTAGAGCCTTTATTTCATCAATACGTGAACCATTAGCTCCTGCTGTGTAAAGTAATACAGCGTTAGTGGTTGTTCCGTCATGATTTTTTGTTATTGTAGCATCTGCTGTTAAAACCGTACCTCCACCATTATGAGGTATGGACGGATAAATGGGAGTTGTGTTTGCTGACATAGTTTAAAAACCTCCCCATGCGTTGTTGTAGAGATACATAGATGCCCCCGTTGGAGTAACTGGATTGATTGGCACCATCTGAAGATTTGTTCCATCATATTCGCAATCTATTATCTGACCAGCAAGTATGTCTCCTGTTATCAATGGTAAACCAACAGACTTTGTTAAACTCTTTGAGCCAGTCAAACCAGTTATAGTAAGGTTTGAAGCTCCTGTGTTTGCGTGGGCAGCTAGGAAGCTAAATGACATACCTGCAACCCATGCTGTGGGTACAGGTGACAACGCGACCACATAAGCATTAGCCACTCCGGTATCAGGAGCGTAGTTAACGTGATGAACATCATCCGCCAAATGCGCAGCAACGGTCGTAGCGGTAGAGTCCGCTTCCGCTCCTTGGGCGACTGTAGCAGCGCCAATACTGGATGGTGTTGCGCTCAGCGTGCCATCGCCCGCGACCAAAACGCTTGAGCTGCCTTTGACACCTCCCAGGGTTGCGGTAGTAGCTGGTGATAGCGTCGGTATGGGCAAGTTTATAAGCCTCGAACCATCCCCTTGTAACCCAGCTATTACTCTAACGTCCGTAATATTGCCTGTGACAATTGACGTTGCGTTTGCGGCTACTGCTACGTGAGCCAGGGCCAAAGCTATCAATCCAACAGGCACAGACGGCACGGCCGGAGAACTCGCTGGCGTTCCGGTAATGACCTGTAGGCTAGATGTATACGGGGTTGATGTGGTATCTATCGCGGCTATAATCAAATCAATCCGAGGATTTGTTGCATCCGCTGCGGCGATAGTCAATGTCGCCTGAGCATCGTTATATACCCTGTATCCTCCAGGTAGCCAAGCATTACCCCCAGCGCTACCTTGTGTTGCTCCGCTTACTGTTACGGCCATGCTGGGTGTCCCTGTAGTCGCGACTACCAAATCACTTGACGTGATTACACCAGGGCTAATAAAATCTTGGTCTCTTTGCATCATGTCGCTAGGGTAAATCTGTACCCCAGCTAAATACGTTGCATGTAACGACATGCCCTACCTCCTCACTGAACGGTTGTTCTCGTTCCATCCTCCCAATGCAAAATAACTGTCGCAATTGATCTCTTAGCCGTTTTGACTGCTTTCACTACATCCTGTTGCTGGTAAACGACACTGTTTGGATTAACCATTGTGATGTCGATTACGAAATTGTCCGCATAGGTTTCTACCCCCGATAACACTGTGCCCTTTCCTGATGGTAGGCTAGCTGGAAGAAACGAGCCGAACATAAATGGAAAGGTCAGGATTGAGAAATCATGGGTATTAACTCCATCCCAGCGACTAGGAAGTCCACCATCAAACGCAAAACTAAAGGGCAAAGAAAAAACCGTCTGCCCTCGTTCGTTTAGCGTTGGGGGGAAGCCGGTAAATGGGGTAACTGCATCAATTAGCGCGTTTGGCGTCGGCCCCTGAGCATAAACGGGTAGTTGGGAAAGGATTCTAGCCTGGTAGCTCGCATCGGATTCCCCTGCTCGTCGCGGTAGCTCGTGGTCAGCTCCATGACGATCTAACGCTTGCCCTGTCGCCGCAGTAACTGAGAACTGTTTAGATAGTTGGATTTGTCCCGGATCTACTGCGTCGAAAGCTGTCCCTATCCCCTCAATTATTTGATATAAATTCGATTGAGGATCTTTCGAAAAGATATTAGTGAGTCGTTTCCTTATGTTGGCTGCCTGAATGCTACTCATGGCGTCACCACCGTTACCGTAATCGTCCCGACTTGTGGAAGTTGTGATGCGCTAACCGAGATTGGAGCAGAACCACTATTTAGTGTAACAGTCCCGGCATCTGCTATCCCGGTTAAGCCAAGGGCTGCGGTTATCATTTGGGAGGGGTATATCTTCCCACTCGTTGCCTGCGCACCAAGTCCTATATTGTTTATTAGTGTGGCTAAAGCGGTTTGCGTATTCGCCTGAACTGTCGCCGGCGTATTGCCGGCAATGACTGTGATCGTAATGCCAACATTAACAGTCAATACGCTTGGTGCCAGTACTGTTGGTTTGTCAATCTGAATTCTCGCGGCATCGATTAAAGCTTGGACTTGTGTGATTTGATCAGTCGTTGGTAACGTATTTCCTTCGGCGGCGATATAAATAGCTATTCCTTGTGGCGCGATATACCCAGGAACTACGGATGCGCTGGTAATACCTGTGATGCTTAACGCTTGCTGGATGTACCAAGTATCTGTGCCGATCGCTAATCCCTTAAAGGCATTCAGTGCTCTTGCTCTAAGTTGATCGTCGGTCTCTTGGTCTACGCCCGCAGTTCCCGTAGTAGCACTGACAAACTGTACTCCATCCACCCCTGGGACTGACGATCCCCAAAGGAGCGCTGTCCCAGGGGCAATGTCCCCAACACTGCCGGCTGTTGTGCACGTTACCGAAATGTTTATCGACGTACCTCCAACCGGGAAATAGACTAGTGAGTCAACCGTAAATGTTACCGGGCTTTGACCAGCACTGGGAATGGTGGTCACAAGAGCACCGGCCGGAATCGTATACTGTTGCCCTGCTGCTGATTGTTTCGTAGCAACAAATGTCCACTGTGCGGGAGTGGCTTGCTTACGGTAGATACCGTAGTCAGCTGCCTTGTTGTCGAGATCCGTCCCGGTAGCTGTTGAGAGATAGGCCTGTTGTTGTGCGGTTGAAATAGAGGTGCCAAGTTCGTCGGCAGTGGAAGCTGTAGCAGCCAAAACGTTACCGACAACCGAGGATGACGTATAATCGTTTATCTTTTTCCCTACTGCAGCCAATCCGGTTTGAATGCTTGTTACCATCGTTTGAAGGGATTGACTAAATGCCACCGTTTACACCCCCAACTGGTACACTAGTTTTGACAGTTCCTTGGCCCACAACCACCACAGTTATTGACGCAATAAGCCCCGCGCTACTTTGCTGTACATTAACATTCGTAACTTGAATAATGCGAGGATCAACGATAAGCGCGGCATTAATAGCTTGGAAAGCCGCTGTTTGCAGGTCATCTGTAATAGGTTCATCTACCAGAGTGCCTAAGCTGCTCCCTAAGTCATGGCCAAAAATATAAGTACGCGGAATTGTTTGTACCCGCGTACTTATCATTTGTAGCACATTATCCGTTTGATCGTATGTGGCGAGATCGCCTTGCGGGGATATGACCAAGTCACCACTACCATCAAGCGCAAGATCCGTTCCGAGAGGATCGGTAGATATTAAAGGCGGGTTATTGTAATTCAAACCGTACTCACCTCCTATCCTGAATTAACCTTTGTTGACCCGCTGGTGATCGTGCCTGTGACGGTCACAGTGCCACCCTGCGGATCTGAGCCAGTGGCTGTGATCGTATCGCCTACTCTGGCGATTGCAGCGCCACCTCCAGCGATATTGAGATTTCCGGCAGGACTTAAGTCAACGTCTCCATTTTGATGAAAATATAACTGACTCCCCGAGACGTGGATAAGGGCTGCATCGTCAACGTCTGCAATCGTTGGGGCTATATCCACATCGTTCCAAAGGCTGCACAGCGTCAAGCCTGACGAAGTATCCCCCATGTCAAAACTAACCTTCACAGCCTGTCCTTCAGGTGGAATAGCGAGTAATCCAAAGCCATTACCCGCGTATTGACTACCAACTCTGATCCAGCCTGTCTCTACGTTGTACGGCTGAAGCATCACCTTAACGCTGGGCGGGTTTGTTTGCCGAGACGTTACCGTGCCCTCTAATATTGAGATACTTTGACTTTGTGACCGTTGCACGTAGTCTTTTATTTGCTCGAACCAATCGGTTGATGCTATTGTCATTTAGATCCCTCCTGGATTCGTTGCTGGCATATTTAAGTTTGAAAAGTTAAGCGTCATGCCGTAATCACCTTGCTTGTGGTCGAAACTGTGTGTAACCTTTGTAGGCCAATACTGCTGATCGGAGCCGAGGCCTGTACCATATAACTGCAAAGGCTGGTAAATATCCTGCTGGTCATTACCCTGGCATACTAAATCCCCGATTAACTCACTTGAGCTTAACTGATCCAAGATCGTATTCGCCTTACTTTGCGCCTGATCTTGGGTGAGCCCCGGAAAGTAGTACGTTTCCACCCACTCTTGATGCCCGCTTGTTCCCGTGATCTTTTTGGCATAGCTTGTCGCGTTTGTTGCCGTGGTTACTATTCTTGTTTTCTTGCCCGGCTGCCAAGTTATGACTTCGACTTTAATATCCTTGGCGGCGTGAGGTGTACGCTGTAAGTGCAGGTTTTTTACGTTCTGGCCCCAAGTGTATGGGAGCGTTGTTGTCTTAAGAAAAGAATCTCTTGGACCAAAATAAAGTGTATTACCTACAACCCTGAGTGTGAAACCCTCTTGCCCTGCTAGGTAGTTCATAAGGTCCCACTGCGTTACGTCCGTTGTGAGTTGCACCTGATCGTCACTGTAATAAGTACCAACCAAGGTATAAGTTGGCGTAACTTGCGTTTGTAACCCATGCTGAGTTGCAAACATAATTATAATTGCTGATGAGGTTTGATTAGGGAATTTATCAGTCGTTTTCGTGCCCATGAGAGGGCCAACTTCATTACGGCCTGCAATCTGAACACTCTCGCCCGAGGCCTCAAAATGAAAGTCTACAGTATCCAGATACCCGTACATAAGCTGGGTTAGATCGTTTTCATTGTAAGCGTTGGGGTTAGAGGGATAACCGCCGTAAATCTCCACTAGAATATCAGGCTGCGTAAGTAGGATAGTTTCGGTAGTTGGAGTATTGGCTAAGTCTGTTGTGCCACCGAGATAGTCCAGGATACGAAAAGGACATGTTAGATCGAAGGTATCCGCTGCCGCATAGCCGTTTAAGTCAACGTTCCAAGTTTGGAACGGGACATAGACACTGTTTACCTTAACTATACTGCGCGGTTGACTGTAGGGACGGAAGTTGCTATTGTTTGGCAGTATGATCATGGTATCACCAGCACTGTTCCAATCGGCAGGTTGCTTGGGTCCTTGATGTTATTAGCCGTGGCAATCTTCGTATATTGTGATCCGTCGCCATAAAGATTCGCCGCTATTCCCCAAAGTGTATCGCCATCAACGACTGTGTAAGTCTGCTGAGGGGTTACCGTCGGGGCCGTTGTGGTCGTTGTGTCCGCCGTTGAGCTTGTGGTCGAACTGGCTACTGTAGACGGTTGTCCGTATAGTATCGCGTTAGGATCTTGTGACGTCAACGGCTCTAGTGTTATCTCATAATCCACTAGGTAATCGTTTTTGTAAGTTGGCTTAAACGCTGTGATCTGTACCCATCTTGGACTTAGACTTGCGACTGTTAGCTGTACAGGTTGTCCAGCCCTCCACATAGTGTCTACAGCGTTAGCTCTGTCAATGGCTGTGGTTGTGCCATCGAAAAAGGTAAAAGTACCTTTGAGCGAGATGGGATCATCAAAGGCTCCGAAGTCCTGAATAGACTTTTGACCGCCAGGATACTTTTCGATGGAAATAAGAGAGGAGCCGCCTAATGGCAACTCCTCCGGATAATCGTCGATATTAAATATAAGTGTACCGAGTTGAAGCACTTAGGTAGCACCTCCTTATTAACTATTGTTTACAGGTTTTCCTCCTATTGTGTCGAATTGGTAGTTGTTCGGACTTTCAATGCCGATACGGAGAGGAGGTGAAATATTTATGGAAGGAAATTATTGCCCATTCTTTACTACGCAATGCCGTCAAGACTGTAAGTTTTACACAACACACAAGGATCATTGTCGCCTCTTGTTAGCAATGAAAGACATTGAGGATCTCAAAATTGCTGTCGAAGAACTAAGGCGGCGTAATTAACCAAGAAACGTAATAGGTAACCCCTCGATAATGGCCCGAGCTTCGCGGATCGCTTCGCTGATTTCGTGGAAGCTCAGGTCCTTATTTTTTAGAAGACCCACAATTTCCAGTGCAATCGCTTTAACTTCCTTATCATTAGATGTTTGCTCATTCATGGTTTTTACCTCCTCAAATTTAACTACAATATTAACATTAACCTGGTACAAAGCGATTAGGTCCCATGGATCGAGACATGTTATTAGAACGCGTACCGGTTCCAAATATTTTTGCTACTTCTTGCGCGATTTCCTTGGCTGATTGATTCGGTGTAGGGTGGATATCGATGTAAATATCACCGTAACTCGTTCCGCTGTTATCTTTTTGAGGAATCAAGCTGCCGAGTTTGTGGTTCGGTATCACCTGGCTACCCGTTGGTATGTTTAGTATTTCCGGACCGTTTTCACCGACGAGCGACATACCACCGGGAGCGTAATTCGTTCCGCTTGCATATGCTTTACCTTGCACCCAGCTCTGTAATGACGATAGCGGGTTTGCCCAAGGATTGTGTGGTGTAGGCACGAGCGTTGCATTTGGGTTAGGCGCGGGGAGCGTATTGTTATTGTACTGCGTCCAAGCATTTTCCCCCTGTTTTTCCTGCGCCGGCTGATTGGTCCCCATAAAATTATCCATCGCAGCCTTAGCATCGTTTATAGCCTGTGTTACTTGCTTCCAATTAGTAACGATCAGTATAATCGCCGTACTAACTGCCGCCAGAAGGACAAGCCAAGGGTTGGCCGCCGTTAAGAGATTCCAGGCTATTGTGGCAAGCTTCATAGCGTTCATCCAGAATAGCGCAGACGCTATAGCTGCCCCCACGGCAACAACCCATGGGGGAACACCTTGTATCGCCTTTTTAACATCGTCCCAGTGAGTGATTATCCCCATTACCGCTAGTGCTATAACACTTAGAGTTAATACCCATGGGTTGGCATCGGCTAGGATATTCCACGCTAATGTGGCGAATTTAAGTCCATTCATTAGTACTATGGCTGATCCTATACCCCCTATGGTCGCTTTCAACCATCCGGGTATTTCGATATCACCTTTGCTATTTATGATGCCTAAATCTTTGCCGAAATCTTCAATATTTTTAGCAGCCTTCGGGATCTCCTGCCCTATCCAGTCGGTGACAGCCTTCGTTTTTTCCTTGATACCGCCCCAATCGTTTGTCCAAGCTTGGTATAAAAGGTAGCCTGCCGCAATTAACCCTAGCACGGGCCCCGCAGCTCCACCTATCGCTGATCCTAAAAGTTTAAATCCCGTCCCGACGGCTGATCCTAAAAGTTTAAATCCCGTCCCGACGATTCCAGCCGTACTCAGATACCCTATCACGCCGGACAGTAACGTTATTGGCCCCACGACCAGCAGCACAGCTGCGGCAATCTCAGTAAAGGTAGCGATCCACTTCATTACTTCTGGATGGGCCTGTTCCCATAAAAGGATCTTTGCCAGGAAATCATTTAAGTTTCCCAGGAGAGGCAACATCGATCCCGCCACACCAAAACCAAAGTTTGTCCAGATATCCTTTAGCGTAGATGTCATTTGTGCAGTTTGACCAATCCAAGTCTCGTTAAGTGCTTTCTGTGTATCATTTACCGATGCAGAATCTTGCATCTGTTGTTGTACGTTTGTGTACTGATCTGCTCCTGCAGAGGTAGACATCGCCATGGCTACCTTTTCGCCCGGTACCCCGAAAATGTCTTTTAATAACGGTAACATCGTGGCAGCGTCCCCGTGGAATCGCTGCCCAAAATCCTGTAGGATCTTTGATGCAGCAGGTATCCCCACAAATGCGCCTTTAGCATCTTCAAAGACCGAACGACCATTTACGACAAACCCCGCTGTTTGCATAGCGTCATCGGCCTTTTTGCCAGAAGAACCGTAAATGCTTCTGCTGAGAAAGTCTTGCATAGCCATGCCGCCTTTGCCCCCACCTAGCCCCATGCGAGAAAGCCAAGCATTGTCGGTTAGTATGGTTGAAGAGCTTATACCCATCTTCTGCGCTGTCCCGGTGTAATATTTCATGTTGGTAGCAAACTCGCTCGCTGTATCGGTAGTATGCATAAGTGCTGCGTTTAGCTGATCTAGGTAAGTTGACGTGTCTTGGGTGCCTGTGATTTGAGCCAAGTTAGTCATTTTGACCGCGTTGGCTATTGCATCATTTGGGTCTTCGTGCTTCGTGCCGAACGCTTGCACATCGGAAAAATTGACATACTGTTGCATGATACTCGGATCAAGGACTGACGACTTAGACAGGCCTGCATTAGCGGCAGTGGCCATAATACCTCCGACTTGCTGGGCAGAGAACTGCGTCGGAATACCCATGGTTTGGGACATATTCATAGCTTTTTGGAATTCGTCATTATTTAGCCCTAGAGCTGTCTTGACGCCCATCATGGCCATTTGCAGGTTTCCGGCTTCGTCTGCCGCATTTGCAAGACCCTTAGCCATTACGACTCCCGCTAGTGTTAACCCACCACCAATAAAAGCCATTGATTTAAAATTATTCAGTGTGGCTTGAGTGGCTTTTGTCTGCTCGTCTAAAATGCCCATACTGGCACCCATACGCTGCATCTGGCCTGTTAGATTGTCTATTGCCGAAAAAACGACTACCGTCTCGAATGCACTGGATAAAAAGCTCATTATTCTCACCGCCTTTCACGCCCTATGTCGTCTTGGTTTCCTTTTTCTGTTTTTCCCTAATCTCTTTTAATATTTCCATCGTTGCCTTACGCTCTACCCTAGTCATTTCCAGGGCAGAAATACCCAAAGGTATGCCGCCTTGTGTAGCATCGGCCAACATAACGCTCTCGTAAAACGCCGCTAAGTTTTTTAGGTCATTAACTCGGCGGCTGAAGCTTCCCCCTGCTCATCGGTCTTTTCCTCGGTATCTCCCTTGGTATCTTCCTTGTAGTCATTTAACCGACTATAGGCCATGCCAATTTGACCGATCTGTTTTGACGTAAATCCAGCCATGAAAGTTCTAACGTCATTAAGACTCACAGGCCGCTTAACTTCCTTACCATTAATTTCCTTGATCGCAAATACGAGCATAACATACCTTAATTGGAGTTGTCCGGCTCCAGGGGTACTCATCTCTTTACCGATTACCTTTGCTGCAATCATATCATCCAGCCCCGTTAATTCAGTCACTTTAACTTCGCGGCCATCTTTTAATTTTACAAGCTCAAATTCTCTTTCCATGATTAATCCCCCTTAAGAATTTTAATAGTTAGAGCGCGGTGTAGTGCCGCGCTTATTTATCCCTGCGTCCGCGTCTGTGCCGCTCCGGTGAACGAGTATTTAATTTCGTCTTTTGCGGAAGTGTCTTCTTTTTTAAAGTTATACAGGACCGTATCGGCCCATACATAGGTCACGACAGCTCCGCTGTAATACGTTGTTGTCTCCTTTACTACGGCGCGAATATTTTGCTGCCCTGCTTGCCCGGCGCTTTCTACCTGCTGCACATAAGCATCAAATCCAGTATCAACAATAGCCCCAGTGAGGGAGAGTTCCCAGTGCCCTGGGATGTCCTGTGTCCGCTCACCGACTTGGCCTAATGGTTGGAATTGTTTCTGACTGGACTTACGGTCTGACGTAAAAGAATCGAGTTCGTTAATAACCAAAGGACCAGTAGGCAAATACAGGTCAACTACGACTGAACTCCCTAATATACGATCTTGACCCAAGCTAATCCTCTCCTTTCTAAGACGCTACACTTGACGTAGTAACAGTGCTTGTACTGATGTCAGCGAAGACGCTAATCTGTTTGGCTGACCCAAGTAGTCGCACTTTGTAATTAACTACTAATGACCCTGCGGCAACGGTCGTTGGGGTATTGTTGCTCGTGTCACAAATAACAAGGAAGCTGTCAATTTGCTTATTCGCAGGATCGGATGGATTAGCCAGTGGCGTAAGGAAAGCATCAAGGCTTCCCTTCACATCTTTTCGCAGTGAATCAGTCGGCAAGCTAGACTGCATTTCATCCACAGCCCAACCCATGGATGACACTGCTGAATTTTCGAGGAAATACCGTGAACGACGCACGTATAAATCTCCGCCATTTGCGGCTACGCCGGAACGCGTACCAACTCCACCACGAGGAATGTTGTCCGCCACACAAAGAACACCAGCCGCTTGAAGGGTTGCTAGGTCCACCGGGCTTCTAGGTGTTACTGCTGCCAGCGTTCCGTAAATCGATTTATTGCCCCATGACTTATACCACGCTAATTGTGCTGCCATACCCGCCACTAAGGACGTTGGTGCAATATTGCGGTTCGTTCCCGTATCTGTGTCATACATCGTGCGCCATCCGTCACAGTACGCCATGTTGTCCTGCAAGTTCGCATTGCCTGTTACGGTAGCGGAAACCGCAGCCCCAGGCGCAAGACAAGTTAAGGGAATGCAATCGTAAGTATTGCCATGCACAGCTAATGCCGCGTTAATAGCAGGGCTGTACTGGTTTGCCACAAAAACCATGTTGCCAACTACGGCGTTCAAGGCCATTAAGCCAGTGTTCGTTGTCCCGATAAAGTCACTATCCCCGGGCGTGCCATTGCCACCGCCAGAGAAACTAAATGTACCAGTGACCGGAAGTAGTGAGCTTGGAGATGTGGGCAATGACGCTATGACAATCTTACTTGCGGCATTGATCGTGGCTACCGCAGTGGAATCAGTTAAGCCCGTGTAGGTTTCGGATGTGTTGGTTCGTGGATCATAGATCGTCAAATTAAAGGCTGAACCGTTAACCGCTACTGTAACAGTCATATTGTTGGCATCACTACCTAAGATGGCTGTGGTTAACCCCGTTTGTGGGTGAACTTGTGCCGCCTCAAGAGTAAGAACTTTTCCGGCTGATACATCTTCCAGTGTGTATTCTGCCGGAGTAGCAGTGGTACCAAATACCGGAGTAATCTGTAATCCTCCTGCGTACTGCTTGATTAGCGCCTGTATGTTCAGTGGGCCATTTACCGACAGTGTAGAGGGGCCAAGATTGCGTACTGCCGTATTGTAGTCGCTGATCGTGTAGACTGCTCCAGGGATACCCCTGGTAAAATCACCGACCATTTTTACGATACCTGTTACTACGCCCTGAATGTTCGGGGGGCTTTGGGTTTCAATGATATATACATCATCCAGGATTTGGCCGGATGTACTGGAAACGATTGGCATTATTTCACGTCCTTTCTATGTGGTGGTTGTCGGGCTGATGTCGTATGTTGGTACAAGGTTGGTAACCTTGTAAGCACTCGTAGCATCAAGCACCCTGGCTGATACCGCGAAAGTTAAGTCCCGCTGGTAAAAGTTTGTTTCACCTTCGCCGGATTGATGATCTCCTTTGAGTTTGAACATGGCGTATTCACCATCTGATAACAGCAAGCGGTAGTTAGTCACTAGGTACTGCTTTATAATCCAACCAATAGCGGCCCTATCTTGTGGCGTATTGGTGAATAGAGTTACTTGCAGGAGGAGAAATAACCGCAACTGTTCAGTGTAAATTGAGCCTGTCCCGTCACCATTATCAACTACCTTATGGATCTTGTAGCGGCTAACAACGTTTTTGCTAGTTTCTGATATTTCCATAAAAAAAACTGAAGGTAAGTTCCCGTCTACCCCCAGCCATTTAGTGTCTGGCCATCCAAGTGTGGCGTTTTTAAGTTGAGAACTTTGTGCCTTGAGCGCCGTTGCTAGGGCTGTCCCTATAACCTGTAACGGTTCTTGTTGGAGGTTCATGGTTCGCCTCCCCGACATAAACTATCTGGACTTTGCCGTGTTTGTGGCTGATTATTTCATTATTGTGTGCATCAAGCTTTAGCAAGCCTGGATTTTCGGCGTCTTCTTCGCGACAATGCGCGACCCCCGCTTCTTCATCGGCAAAGATGCAATTTTTTAACTCTTTTCCATCCAGATAAGCCTTATGGAAACGTGCCAATGGGTGCTTAATATCCATTTGCATATAATCGCCCCCTACATATTCATCATGCCAGCGATTACGCCAGCCTTAACAGCTTCCTTGACCACTTCCTGATTCTCGAAGAGTGCTGGGCGCAGGAACGGTCTAGGCGGAATATGAGCTGTGCCGTATTCGTGGAATTTACCCAAAGGATCGTCTGTTCCGACCGCTGCGTTTAATCCCTCGACTTTGATACCAATGGTATTCCTTAAATTCGCGGGCCAGTAAATTTTTTTACCTGTACTGGTTGTTCGCTTTAGCCTCCTAGTCCTACCATTGCCATTAGGATAGTGCCCAATTAGAGGATCTTCCGCGCCGCCAGCTGCCACCTTACTTGCAACCGTGGCGGGTTTAAGATTTTCCCACGCTGGATAAGGTCCGACAGCCGACTGATACGTCCCGAACTTCTTGGTTGCATCATCACGAACCTTGACCGCAGCTGCCTTCACTCCTAAACTTACTGCTGCCTCAACTTTCGCAGGGGCAGCCATCATTCTGGCTATTAGTTCACCGAAACTCACCTGTTGCGCCATTATACCGCCACCTCACGCATAGCTTTACACATTTCTAGGGCATTGACGCCGCCAATGGGTGTTTCTCCTGCACTGTCCACTTTGTACAAGTGGACACTATATGCGATTTCGTCATTTTCCAGGATTGTTCCAGGAGTAACCAAGAAGGATAAAATTTCTTTAGGTTTACCCCCAGCAATTATCTCAAGCTCATTAAGCTCCTGACCAGTTACCAGAATAGTAGCTTGGAATGTGGTTGGGGTATAGTTTTGTGGTGTACTAAATATATCGCGTTGGGTCACATTAGCCGCTATCGTTCGGGTAACTGTTACCAATACTCCGTGCATGGCTAGTAACGTGGTTAGATCAGTTCCAGCTCTTGTGAATCTGTTATCGCCTATTGCCAATCATCATCACCGCCCCCTGAAGTCGCGTAGGGCCTAAGTATAATTTCCTTACGGAATTTTTCTCCATAGGTATCGGCTTCTACTTGCAGGACTTTGGCTATTTGGCTGTCGTCAACATCAATGCCGTACCGACCGCCAACCTTGTATTTCTGAAGCTTTACGGCGTAATCCGTAGCAAGTGCCCTTAGTGCTTTTTCGTAGGCCGGGAGGAGCGCGTAGTATTGTGATGGGACCGGAATGGTTGTTCCGCTTGTGTCCACAGTATGATAGGCGAAGTAGTTAAAGGTCAAGGTGTAAGCCATTACTGGAGCACTGCCTAGCGTTAGCGTCTGGTCATCGTTGTACCAATCGAAACGCATAGAATTAAGCTGCCCACCTAACGGCTGATTGAGATAGACATAGGGCAATGCGTAGGCGCTCGGATCGGGCAGCGGACTTGGCCTGATAGACCGATCAAAGCTTTCTTGATCCACGATCATCCAGTCTGTCGGGAGCGTATAAGACGTTACCCCGGCCTGAAGCTGCAGGGCAAATGACCGTTTCCTAGGTCGCCATCGACTGTATTCTAGGATTGCATCCTGGATGAACTGCTGAAGTTCGGTATCCTGAAACGCTTGCGTGGCTCCGTTATCTCGGATCTGCGTCCGCACTCGGGTAGTGAAGTCGGTTATTGTTATGACGGCCAAGATACCACCGCCTTACTTTGCCTCTTTAGTTGGTGTTTCTGGCTTTACGTCTGGACTAGATCCAGCTTCGATTTCCCGCTTTACGTCTGCATCTATTAATTCTTCCAGTTTTTCTTCGTCCGCCGTGGAAGTATGGATTTCCTGACAATCAGGACCATCATAAAACTGTCCAGACCTAACAAGTCGGTGTGTTACGGGGTCGAAAAAGTCCTTACCTGCGTTAAAAGGCATCCTAATCACTCCATTTTTAGGCCCCGGCGATTAAGCCAGGGCCTTTGTTTTACTTCTAAGGTACAATTTTAACTGTTCTGGATACTGGGTTAATGATCACGCCACTAGAATTTTGTACCTGAGGGGTACAAAGTACGGAATTCTCACGACCCATCCAAACTTTGACGTCCATGATCAATCCGTTGCTGTCGTATTTCGGGTAAGGCCCTTCCATTTGAAATGGAGTCTCAACCCCGTACCGAGTTGAGCCTTTTTGAGTTAGCAATGTACGGCCATCGCCAGCGGCCCATGGAGCGTTAATCTTGGCTAAGTTCATGCCGGAACGCTCACCGAAGTAATTACCAGTCGTGATAAGGCGGGTGCCTTCAGGTTGGGCAAGCTTATAGAAGATCTGGGCATTCTCGATATAGGTCGCAGCATTACGACTCATGACGCTCAAATTGGGGACCTTAAATCGTGGAGAGCTGCCCATGAGAGCCGCGCTATTGCTGAGTTGTTGCAAGAAGGTGTTGTACCAGTATTCCGGTGTAGTGGTACTTGGCACAGTGTAATGCCAAACGTCGTAGTTGGTTACGGCACTGTAGGAGCAAATTGGGAAAATAGTTGTGTCGTTAATTCCGGCTCCCGCCGTAAAGTACATCACGCCATTCTCAAAATCCACCGCAAAAGTGGCAGTAGTCCCGGCGAAGGATGCTACATTCCCATTAGAATCTAAGTAACCCAATACTTGAGCAACGCTATTAACGGTACAGGTAAAAGGATTAATAGTGACGACTGTGGAAGAACCGTTGGTTTGTAACTGTACCTTTTGGCGCGGTCTTACAATCGGATTGTATTCAGCTGTTGCTGTTTTTGTTGTGGCTACCGTCAATTTTCCGGTATATACGACGTTCGTACTGTTGGATACTGCCGTAAGTTCTCCGCTCGGAATCGTCTCATTCGTAACAACGTATGGCGCATATTCGTCTGATGCCATTAACATTTCTAAGTATGCCGCATCATCGATACGTCGTTTCTTGGCTTCTCCAAGATGGTAAAGAGCACGAGCGATAGAATCATACTTAGCAGGTCCGCTAAGCATCTCTTTCACTACTTGACTACTCAAAGATACAGCGACATTTCTCCAAGTTGGTTGAAACGGTAACCAGCTCAGACCGATTGCCGATTCCGCAATACCTACACCTTCTGCCGTCACAAAATCCATGAGGCCAGTCGCAGGGTTTGGGGTTTCTGCACCCGTGAAGGTTTCAACCGGGATTCTCCACTCAATTCCGTCGAAGGTATCTGCGTACAGGAATTGCAGGGATTCAACGTCTTGGAAAGCTTGTACCAATACCGCGGTTAAGATCGTGGGCTGATTCAAGAGTTGGGCCGTAGTAACCGAAACGCTGTCCTGCATCATTTCAAAGCCCTGGATACTGTCGTTATATACTCGCAAGTCACCATCCACCACGGAATCAGCAAGTGCCTTTGGCCCAATCGTTGCTACGTGGCGGTCCATAATTTTCTCTAGGGTCTTTTTATTGGACTCCCGTAATTTAGGATCAAACTGTTTTCCGAAACGTTCGCCATAGCGGTCAAAAGCCGCTGTTATCTGGTCTACAATAGGCTTCCAAGGCTTTGGGGATTCGCCGAACTCGACACGAACCTGCCCCTCCGGACCTGCTTGATCGTTAAAGCCCATACCAGTTAAGGCTTGACTCGCGTTAGCCCCGCTAATCACAGCGATTGTGGCATCAAACAAAACACCAGCCTGTTCTTTCGTGGCTGGTGCAGCCTGCTCGATGGCGTCTGTAATTGCCTTGATGGCGTTGTCCGGTAATTTACCTTTCAATTCAGCGACCTTACTATCCATAAATACTTTAGCTTCGGCGCGGGCCTGAGCTTTTGCCTCTTCTACTTTTTGAGCTTCTACGGCATCAAGTGCGGGCTTTGCAATAGCTCCAGCTTGAGCGGACATTATCCCCATAAATTCAGGGTCGCTTTTCATTAATTCCAACATTTCTTCTCTAGTCAAGTCTTTCGCGCCTCCTTCTGTGGAGTCGGTCATGCCGCTCCCCTTACCCTGCACTTGTTGATTTTTAATGTACTCCTGGGCCTGCTGGTATCTGTCGTAATCGTTAGCAGTTACCAGGCTTAGACTTGTGTTCGCCGTAGTGGTAACGCTCAATCCGGAATTTTCGAGGAATGGGCCGTGGCCGTTAGGGCAGATATAGAAGTCAATATCGCCATCCTCATCGGGGTCCTGCATCTCCAGCTCCGCTCCGCATTGCGGACAGTTAGGGGTGACAAAGGAAATGCCGTCCTCATATGGGTAGGTATCCAGGATCTCACCAACCTGCGAATCAGTTAAAACCTGCACAGCCTCGCAACCGTTAGTCGCCGGATTCATAACAATGTCGAAACTGGATATGTTTATTGCTGTCGTCACGTCAACCATTACGTTATCTATGGGCCTTTTCACTGATTGTCCAAGGAATCGCATACTCGCGCCAACGGGAACACCCTGCAAGACGAGCGCCTTTAGGTCTTTGCCTTTGACTGTTTCCAGGATTTCGGCATCAAAAAAGACGTCCATGCCATCCATGAAAACGTCTGAGATTTTGATTACACTATTTTCAATTTTGGTATCGAAAAATATGTTCCCGTCTGGCCCCTTCTTCGCTACTGGATGAGGGCTTTCGCCTATCATTCTGCCTGGCGCTACGTACTTTTCTTTGGCTACGTTGATTGCATCGCTTAAGACATCAAAGGGATACAGCCGTCTATTAGTATTCACCACATTAGCTTGAGTGCCCTTGAACCTCACTTTTAGCGGCCCTTCTTGTGCCTGTGTAGCATCGGTAAGGACTTGCACTTGCGCGATAATGGTATCACTCATGACCTTTTTGTCCCATTTACTCGTATCGATCCCGGCTTTCTTCCCCGCTGCTAAGAGATTCTTTCGTGCCGTTTCTCGTTCGCCGGCCGTTAGTTCCTTGGCTCTACTGACCATATCCCAGCCAAGATTAATGTGGTTTTTGTCCAGTTTCCCATCTTGGTACATCGGGAACATTTTCTTTCCTGGCAAAGCGAATTGATTGTTTGGCATTTTCTTCCGCTCTGCTGCTGATATTTTAGCCATTGGTTCACTCCTCTCTTTAACTTAGTCGGCACTTACCCAAGTCCCGCGGCAAAGTGGATGAGCCGGTAAAACGTCATCGGCATCCGCTAATGAATAAACCTCACCATCGTGACTTGCGCATTCCTCGCACGTTCGATTATCCATTACCTCCAGCCGTTGAACCCTATTAACTCCGACTTCCTGATAAGTCCCTATCAACCCTTTGTTATACGCGAAGGACAATTCTGTTCGAGCGATCATCTCAGCCCTTCCCGCGGGAAAACTACAGTCCAGTACACTTTCGATCCTAGATTCCCACTCCTGGACATTCTCATTGTTAGTATAGGCCTGGTTCAGTTGGCTTCTGAGCAAGTCCCTGGTTGTCTGTTCTATACCCTTCACGCGAGTTGCCGCCTGATCTTGGAAGTAGTGCTGGACGCTTGGATTAATAAAGTCGGTTGTTACCCTTACCCCTGTATCCTTCGCCGCATTTGTCCTGGCATAAGCAGAAGCTTTTTGGTAATTATCCAAGAATACGTTACTAAGATTTTCTTCGCTGTCTACCCACGCAGCGTCAAAGGCGACGAGAAAGTGTTCTAGTGCCCCCTTTGGCGGCTCCTTTGGTTTGATAGCATCCCCGTAAGCTCCTCGCAGGCTTTCGACCTTCTCGAAGAGCTCAGCTATACTCGGTTTCATTGCCTCGTGCACGGACCGAAACGAACTCCGTACTTCATAGGCAAACTGCTTTTCCCACTTTGCTACCTTATCGCTGCGTAATGGAAAGTCTACTTTTTTTTTACCCTCTACGGCATCTGTTGTGGGCTTACCAGCTGACGTAGTTACAGCATGACTTATCGGTCCGGTAGGAGGTACCTCAGGATTAACCGCGGCGGCTAGTGTTGCTTGTTCTGCTCTGTCCTCTGCTAACTCAACCTTGACCGCTTCGAGTTCTGCCTCTATAGCGTCATCACCCTCTAGGCCTATGTCCTTACTAACAATCGTAAGGGCAGTCTTCCTGGTAATGAGTGGATCAGGCTGCGCAGAACGAAGTTTAATCACTCTGTCAACTCTGTCGTTGGCAGTCTCGTTGTCGTTTTCGAACCAACGGAAATTGTACTCTACAAGGCTAGCGTCGATACCCGCCAAAGCTAAGGCAAAGTCAAAGATAAAACGAAGTCCGGAATAAGGTGAACTGTCGCCGTATTCAAGAAGGTTTCTTAGTTCCTGTACGTCCTCCTGGAACTGTTCCATCTGAGCATCTACAATATCCCGGTTTACGTTTTGCCCCCAGCCCATAATGTGTAGAGGAACAGCACTTCCAGCCATGTAGACTTCTTGCAGATGGATTACATCGTCGATCTCATCTAGGTTAGCGTCAGAAGACAGGTCCGTGATACTCACTTGACCATTGCCGTAGTAATCGGTAGCTATTTGCGCTTTCTTTGGGTCAAGTTTGTTTTTAGTCTTGTAGTCTAACACTTGCGTCCACTCACCGGGATTTTCCTTGGTGCCGATGTTGTGCAGCCGCCTGGCCGGTGCCCGAGTTCGCCGCCTTACCACTAGGTCCTGCTCCGTCATGTTAAGCTTTTTCCAGTAACCTCTACAGGCTAGGTATTGACTGTTACCATAGCGGTTACCGTCCTCGTGATCCCAGCGGATGTGATTGACGGACCATAACGGAAACTCCGAAAGGATTTGTAATGAGATCGGGTCAATTTGCCTAAAGGCCTTTGCAGTATCCGGAAAATTACCAGTCATATCATCGTTTCGCTGTATAGATATAGCTGGTAGGCTTTTAATGTTTACGAGTTTCTTGTTCTTTAGGTCCACTACGGGATTAAGAAACAAGTCACCTGCTTTGAGTAATACACGAGCCCAGGGGTGAAGCTTTGCGTTGATCTGACAATCCCGCATAACCTGATTGATTACATCCTGCGCTTTCTGTGCTAGGGCCTCACTGGCCTTTGAGCTGGTGGTAACCGTAATACCTCGCCTTACTGCCGTACTGGCGAAGATATGATTAGCCCGCTTAAGACGCGTATCCTCTTTGATCATCATGTCTATTTCTCGTAGGACAGTACGCCTATCCCATTCCATTCGGAACATTTCATATTCCCAAATGGTTGGGGATGTTTTAGTGATTAGCGCCTGATCTTCATCCCGCGATATTCCGCCTAAGTTCGGCAGCTCTTTTTGGAACGTGGTTGTAACGCCTCTGATTCGATTAAATATATCCTTGACGCGTCCTATTCCTGTTGGTCTTTTGCTTGGTGGTATTCCGTAAGCCATGCCAACGCCGGGGCTGCTGTATGGGTAACCGTTGTTGTCGATGTAGTTCACCTCCTTTTGGGGGGTTTTAGGTAATAAAAAAAGAGCGACCACGAACACGGTTAATTTCCGCGTAGGCGATACCCATTGAGGATAGGTCCTATAGATTGCTTGCCGATTCCAAGTGTCTGATATCCGGCCTGTGTGTATCCTGCTTTATGCACTCCTTCAAAATATCCAGCGTGTTTGGAGTGATATAATTTTCAGGCAAGATATAATTGCTTTTTGCTTCAAGCTCTGATCCCTTATAAAAATATCTGGCCCGGGCACTTAATTGACTTTCAAGGCGTAACCCAATCTGAATATCGGAATTTAATCCAGATTCAAGGAGAGTTGATTTCAATAATTCATCTGGAATTATTACAGTAAGTTCGCAAAGTACTAATTCTCCGACTTTGGGGAATAAAATATCTTTCCAATATTTTTGTAATGCCCCGTCGATCTTAATCAAAAACTCATTACTCATAATCTCGCCACTTCCAATCATGATACTTGCTGGGTTTGTTTTGATTATCTCTTTTCGACTAAAGTATCTCCGAATAATCCGCCTCGAATAGGTCTTCGTAACTGACACCGTCAATATCAAAATGTATATCCTCTATGCCCAGTGCCACCTCTGAGAAGGCGTCTGAACTTGCGTCCACTAGGTCGTCGTGTGCACCAGCCGGAAAGGATTCCAACTCTGTTAAATAGGCTTCATTCCACGGTCTTACTAAAACTAGCACATTCCCAGCTTGCCACTGCGACGAAAACGGCTCTGCCCTGGTTATCTTGTCACCGCTGACACGTTGGGTTTTAACCGTATGCCCTGCAAGGTGCTTGACGTAGGACTGGGCTTGCTCCTTACCAGCTTGCCCCGGATCTTGCGGTAAGCGAATTCTAACGCCCGGGTGTTCAGTCTTATCCGTCTCCGCTGTGGTCTTAACTTTAGAGCGTACGTCACTGGCTATAAGACGCGCATGAACAACGTCCAATACGATATACCTGCCATCCTCCAATCGTGCCAATAGAACACCTGCTGTAGCATCTGGCGAGGGATATTCAGGTGTTGGTATCGAGGCCGCCAGGTCCCAAGCACGACATACTTTAACGATTCTCCCCGGGATAGCGGTAACTGTTTGAGCCTGATCACGCTTAAAGTACATTCCTGCAGAGGGCTTGATTTTCCAGTTACCGTGTAGGAGCCGTCCTTTGTCCACTGAGGATAAAGCGTTTAAGTTTGCGAGATACCCAGGGTCCTGTTCGAGTAGGATCTTGTTGTCGTGAATTGATGACGCAATAAAGGTAAAGGACTTTGCATCTTCCATGCGAACGCCATAGGTTTTGGCAAGTTCTTCACGAGTATCTGCCCATTTTACTTCGTCGCTAAGGACAATAAAATACCGAATAACGCCTGAGCGTTCCGGTATTGGGTAGCCGTTATCATCAATCCACCAGGCTATGAAATCCCCTACCCACGAATCCGCGTCAGGGTTCGTGGTTGCCCGTATGTATGGCTTGACTCCGCAAGTTGAACGATTACGACTAAGCATGTAAATAAACTGTTTTTTAGTAAAGTGCGTCAATTCGTCGAAACAGATAAGTGGGATCTGTGCGCCCTGCCAACCATGGATATCTTGCTCGTACTGCAGGTGAGCGAACGATACTTTTGCACCAGAAGGGAAAACCATAACCGCCCTTGGTGTAAGCTTTGGCGTAGCTCCTTTGAGCGGATAAAGCTCGTTAGCATTATCCCAAAGACCGCCTTCTGTCATGATCTGGTTTGAATTACGCCGAAATATAACAGAGCCAAAACGCGGGTTATCAGTATGCCTTAAGTTTTCGAGTAATAAAGCGTACGTTTTACCGCCGCCCGCTGCACCGCCATAAAGAGCAATATCGGCAGTAGTGTTTAAAAACATTTCCTGCGGCCCTGGTTGCGGCTTAAACTTGTCTTCTTTATCTTTTTCCTGCTCATCTAGCTCCAACAATCGGAGCAGTTCAGCTTCTTCTTGGTTTGATAATGCCATTAAAACACCTCAAAAATGTCCGTCAGACGTGGACTTTTCAGGGATTTGACTTATTTTCCGTAAATTCCGGAGACCATAAACCCCTAGTTCTTACTCCTGCAAGAGTTTCGTGATTTATACGAATGTTACACAATATCGTTGTGTAACATTCGTTCGTCGTTACGCTTATCAAGTAGCTCTCGTATTCTCTGCTCTCTCTGATCAGTAGTCATTGCTTCGAGTTGGATAGGGCCACCATCTTTACCAGTAATCTCTTTACGATCAACAAACATACCAAGGTGCTTGCCAAGTAATTCCAATGCCTTGAGCTTATCAGCTATACGCACTTCACGCTCAATGGCATCCCCATTCTTTGTAGGAGTCACCTTCACTCTAACTGACGCAATTGCTGCAAGATCGTCCACTGCCCCCGCTTTAATTCCTCCAGTGTCGGGGTCAATGATATTCATTGGGTTAACAAGGGCTATCCTGGCTAGTTCTTGAATGACAATCTCGGCATTAACTCCGGTGCGCTTCGACCGCTCAGCTAGGGCAATATCAATACGTGCACGAACACTAGCGTTTGCCAACTGCCGCGAGCCTTCAACGTTTGTGTTTTCGGGCGAATACCCAGCCCTAATCGCTGCTTGACTCGCATTTAAGTCAATTAAGTATTCTTCCACGAACCTCTGCTGTTTTGGCGTTAACGGTTTCAGTTCCATTCCTACCACATCTAATTTATTCTGCTCCATATTTATCACCTCACCCTGATTTAATACTTACGCCTTTATTCGTCCGCATCATATAGTCAATCGCCTTAAATCTTGCGCTGTCCTCGTACTTAATGTCTTCGTCCCTGATAGGTTGACTCCCTTTGCACGATTGTCTATTCTTCTTGCGTGATTTTTTCTTCTTAGCCACCACGATCACCGCCTTTCGGCAATAGAAAGAGCCGCCCAATTCGGACGACTCTCGTGATTTCCTTTTTTATATACTTACTCAAGATAGATAATATCATACTAAAACGAACTTGTCTATCTAGTTATTTTCCAATAAGAGATATTCTCTTCAAAACATAAATATATACTCGTCCCACATTCTCCCCCACATCCAACCCCTCCCGACTTATCACCCCATCCCCTCCTTACTCACCATTCCCCCAACGTTCCCCTGCTTAAACCGCCTTCATAGCCTCGATACCAAAATACCGCACCGCGAACTTCCGAATAGCCCGATCTTTCAGAGCATAGACACTTTGCATGCTAGTATACCCAAGCTTCTCAGCAATCTCATTTCTTGGTACCCCGGCAACATACCAATCCCAAAGCACTATTCCGTACCCCTCGCATTCGGGGTCTCTATCAATCTCATCAAGTTCCTTCGTAACCAGTTCTATCTCAGCCAGTGTTTTATTACAGTTCTCCGCGAGGACTTTAATCCTATACAGCACATTATAGGCTTCATCCTGGCCAGATCCACCATGAACCCCAGTTACATCAAGAGGTAAAGCATTTAATGAACTTGGAGTTTGCTTATCCATTAACCTAGATATTTCTCTTCTCATATTCTTTACACTTCGGTCAAGGTCGCGATAATACTTCAGTATCTCTTCAGCCTCTTTGATGTAGTTCACCCACAACACCTCCATTTTCTCTCACAAATTTACCCTTCATCAACATTTCCCCGAGCCCATTCAATACCTTAGCATCCTTCACGACTTTTCCGGTTCGACATTTCCAAGCGTCGCAAGTATATCCTCCACTTACCCGACGCGGAGCACAAGCATTATAGATTTCATCCTTATATTTCAACTGCTTCATTCGCAAGCTCCCCTTATTAACCCTATTCCTGCTTCCCATTTCTGATAAAGTTTGAACCACTGCTCCAAAGGCATTGTAATCAACCACTCACATCTATTTTTTCGATGGGCTACAATTGGAATCTCGCCATCCTTGGCATCCCTTCTGCTTTGCGACATTGCCTTTTCGATATTTAATGCCTCAACCCTCTTAACCTCAATATGAATTCCCGGTAGGCCAACGACATCTTCTCCTTCGATCCCGCTAAACTGCTGACCGCGTCTTGATTCATCATAACCATACTCGCGGCATATCTTAGCGAATTCACGTTCACCGGCTACCCCTTTGTTGCGACTGTTGATTACCATCTTATCCAAACATCCTCTCCTGTTTACCTTCTGGCTTTGTGGCCTCTTTCTTTTCGTCAAAGACACCTTCGGGCAAGGTTTCCTCTGTCACCTTGCCAAACCTAGTCAACCTCAAAAGCCTAACTAAATCATCCTTAATGGGCGCCAGATATTGCAGCTTAATCTCATCCCATTCCTTTGTGGTCCATTCTCCGGGCAATAACCGAAAGCTATCTTTAGTCAACGTTAACTCAGCGCCACCGCACCGAATGCCGTGAAGATCATGATAAAAAGGTTTCACAAAATGCCAAGCATTCCAAAGGATGTCTTCCCAGTATTTGTGATCAATCACTTTATCCGAGCGCGGATCAATCGATCCATAAATTTTTTGATCCTCGCCAAAATGATCTTTGGGTTTCTTAAGCAAGACTTCTTCGGTTAATAACTGTTCTGCACCGCTAATCATGTCTAAGTATTTACTAATTTTTGCCCCCTCCTTTCAAAAATTGAGCCGGGCTGAGCCAGGGGTGGCTCAAGGGTGGCTCAGGGGGTGGCTCACCCCTCAGCCCAGATGTACCAAGGATCTCAGCCATCACTGAGCCACTGAGCCACCCCTTTTGCCATTTTTCATATATATAAATTTTGATGAGGATAAAATCATCCCAAAACATTAGTGAGCCACCCAAAGAACTATTATTTGCTGGAAGAAGCAATTTGCCCGGCTCAGTGGCTCACTCTACCCTGAAACCGTTGGTATCACTGGGCTTAGGGGTGAGCCACCCTTTGAAAAGGGGGTGGCTCACCCCGGCTCAAAATGGGCTTGCCCGGCTCAATTTGATATTAATAAGCCTCATCACCAGCCACGCTATGAGCATGACCGAGTTCATCCATGGAATCTGCAATTTCCTGAATAATATCATTCGCCAATTCTAAGTTAATCGCAACTCCTCTTCTCTGAACTTTTCCAAATCTTAGCCTTGGAGGATCAGGAAGGCAATAAGGCTCCTCTTTCAGGTACTTGTAGATGGACTGCATATCAAACGGATCTTTCCCTGTTCGCTTGCGATAATAAGCCGTCCATTCGCCATAAACACCTTGAAGCCATACGTAGAGTTTTTTATCCTCCACCTTAAGATGCTTGTCCCCCAATATATTTGCACTGATCATTGAGTTAATATCTTGCCAGAACTGATTGAGCATGTGATCCTCTTCGCCCGTTCGTTTAACCTCTTGGCATGACGCTTCTACCCACTTGATAAATCCAGCATCCTCTTGCACAACCGTATCAAAGCAAGCCGCACAGATCCCCCAGTTCTCTGCCGTTCTATCCGTAATGCCCCTTTGCACCAAAGTTGCTTTCAAATCAGCGATATTCGCCATAATCCGTTCTTTGTACAGGTCATAATTCTTAATCAAATCAAACGCCAAATAGCTAAAATATTCGCTTGACTTGTTAATCCACTCATAGAATTCCCGATTCCTTTTGTATGAGCTAATCTGCAACGGAATACACCGCGTAAATAGCCCATTATCCTTCGGCAACTCTTCCCCTGAAATAGATAAAACCGACGAGACAGAAAACCCCTTTGCCTGAAACGCTGTAGCTGTCCCCTTACCTGACAGCTGCCGATTGTATGCTGATCGAAATAACCCGTCTTTCTCGATAACTCCCTGCTCATTGCGATACTCATCAAACCACAGCCCCAGCGAACTCCAGTACGACAAAGCCCGGGCAACATAGTTTGCAGTAGTCGTCTTACCAACGCTAATCCCTTCTGTCTCAACCCCAAAGAACATCATAATCCACCGCATAAACGTCGACTTCCCTGACTCCCTCTTCCCATGAGGGAAGAGAATTGGCACACATTTATACTTAGCAAATATATCCTTACTAAAGATCGTTGCGATGACCCAACCAATCGATATATAGGCTTCATAGCCTCCGACTGAATGCTTAATTCGGTCCGCAACATCTTGAATATTAATTTCCTTCTCGCTTAAACAAGGAATAGAGTTCTCAATATCAGCAGAACCAATACTAAAACTCTGAGGCTTAAAGCCCTTTCCTTCCACCCAAATAATCCCGTCGTTATCCGGACGATAAACCTTACCATTTTTAATGGCCATATTGCCAAAGAGCCAAATCTTATGCGATTCAATCCAACCGATCTGCTCCGGCATATAGATTAGCTCACCGTCATTATTAAGGAATTCATATTCCCAAATGTTCGTTAGGTCTGCCCCGCTACCCTTAAACACATAATTCCCCCTGCTCAAAACAAATTTCTTAAAGGCATCAGCCGCCGCCATGGAACTTGAATCTATCGGGAATATTTCAGAAACTTCACCGTAACTGTTAATTAATTGCACGTTTCTTATCACGTTATCTTGAGTAAAGAAGTTAGATTTTATATTAATCACAAAGTTACTAATTTCTTTTTCATATTCTTGACCATTAGCCCCCCTGACCGTAGTGGTGTATTTATTGAATTCACGCTTGATATTCTTCTTGGAAAAGTGTTTAGCGATCTTCTTTTTAACAATTCTCTGAGCATCCTCATCGAGTGACGATAAGAAATCCTTATAGGGCTTAGCCTCTTTGATAACTTTCTTAATTTCAGCATCTGTGCGCCCTTGGGCCAAAGCTCCATCGAAATCGATTTTGCCATCCACCCGCCATTCAGCCGGCAGCCAGCCAACAGTCGTAATGAATCCTGCCTGGTGAAGTTTGTAAGCCATGATGTACGACCAATATTGTGTATCGTATCGCTTATTAAGCTGCTCCTTAAAGTTCTGGAATTCAGGATTTCCCTTCTCCTCAGAATCGAAGATAATGCATATTTCTTTGACTTCGAACTCTTGAAGAAGAAAGACCAAACGATCAAGATTTTTTTCACCAAAGGTTCCGGTACCCGGAGACCCGATCCCGGCAATACCCCATACCGAAAGGGCAACTGCCTTAAACTCACCTTCAGTCAAGATGATCTTGCGTGATCGGTTTTTTAATAAGTATCTTGAAAAAGGCTCCGCAGGAATATTGGATAACCCCATCTTGTGTGGCCTTATATGATAGACATGCCCTTCCTCATCTAAGTAAGGGATTATGATCCGTTCTTCCAAGAGTTGCTTTTCAGGAAGTAATGTTCCATTCACGTTGCGAAGAATTCCAACTTCGAGAAGTCTATCTCCTGCGTACTCCGTCTGAAGTCGCGATATCACTTCCCGTATGTAATCTCCACCACTCCGGAACCTGAACTCATCAATGATGGCTTCCGTAAAGCCGCGCTTCTTCTTGAGACTTTCCTGGTCCTCTGAAGTAAGGTGAGCAAGTTCAATCAGTCGTTCATACGGGTGCTTAAGTTCTTCGGAGTGCTTAACCTTTTCTTCAGGATTAATTTCTTCTGCTTTGGTCGCCTCACTTGATGAATCGGGATCTTTTGGCAAAGATACTTGAGGGCTCATATCTCGCCTTTCTGCATTGTCTTGCCTTTCTGACTTACTGGCCCTTTTTGCTTCCCGCACCTCATCCTCAATGTTCAGAAACCGTTTTATTTCTTTAATCGCATCTCCATTACTTACGTTGAAGCGTTGGGCATAGAAAGAAATTTGGTTCCCGCTTTTACCGCAGTCAAAGCATTTCCATAAGCCGCTTTCTAGGTTCAAGTTGAATTTTTTCTTTTTACCTGAACAGAACGGACATGCTCCTGTAACCTTGCTTCCATTTTCCCTTGAGGGAGTGAACCCATAGTTTTTAAAATATGTTGCATTATCCAGCATCCGAATGATTTCATCGAGGTTCAAATCTTGAGTCAAACTATCATCACCGCCTTAAGGGGCCAGAACCGGGAAAAGATGTTTCCCCGGTTCCTTTTGTCTACAAGATGCCATTATTTCAGCTTGCGTTGGACACTACTTCACACTTCGCCCACTTAGCGAATTTATCGATCCATATGCCACTCGTCATATTAGGCTTGCTCTTGGTCTTATAAAGAGCCATTATTCCATCAAATCCAACCAAGCGACGTTCTGATTTTTTCCCGTTGGTATAAGTAGCGCCAATTCTTAATTCTTCAATCTTCATTTGCTTCCCCCATCTCCCGCCAATCTTTCCCTCAGCAACGTATACCGTTCCTTCTTATCCTTGTTGTCTAAGCACCTCTTCACAGCGCTCTCCTGGCATACCAGTACCAACTTTTCCTTGGCCCGGGTAATGCCCGTATAAAAGAGATTCTTCTGCAGCATAATGTAATGCGACCGCATGACAACCATAATAATGAGCTTGAACTCAGATCCTTGACTCTTATGGACAGTCGTCGCATAAGCCAACGTCAGAATATGGTTATTCTCATCATTAAACGTCACGCTCCACCCATCGAAGTCTACTACGATCCCACCACTGTTAATATCCTTGATGATCCCGATATCTCCGTTAAAGACACCCAGTTTATAGTCGTTTTTAATAACCATCACCTTGTCATGTAGCCTAAAGAACTTGTCCTTCCCAACTTTACGCTCTGCCTTGTATTCCTTGGAACTCTGAGGATTTACAATCTCCCCGATAACCTCATTCAGGTTATCTACCCCAATAAGCCCCTTTTTCATGGGCGCCAACACCTGAAAGTCCATAATCCCAAGACCACCCAACGCGGCTTGACCGACTTCTGCCTTGATCCCCTCAAGGGCCTGTTCCGGATCATCATTAAGTAATGTCCGCCAATCGTTCTCATCATCATATAATCGGCATTCACTCTGCTCTGCAATTCTTGATGCCTCTAGGGCGATCCGGCTCCCGGACTCTTGCCGATAATTAAACTTAAGCCTGGTTGTAATGACCTTTCGAGAATCAATAATATCTTCAAGCACCTTGCCTGGACCCACTGAGGGAAGCTGGTCGACATCCCCGACTATAACCATGATCATATCTTTTGGCACAGCTTCGAATAGGCACTTTGACAACGCCAGATCACACATCGAGAATTCATCCACAATCAAAAGGCCTGAGGGAAGTTGATTGTCCTCGTTAAATGTGAACCCGTTTTCAAAGGGATTAAATTTAAGTAAGCGATGGATAGTCATAGCTTCGATACCCGTTGCCTCTGACATTCTCTTGGCAGCGCGACCAGTGGGAGCCGCCAGCATGATCGTCATCCGATCTTTGCTATTAGCAATCTTCTTGAATGCCTTGATAATCCCGTTAATGACTGTCGTCTTACCCGTGCCCGGCCCACCTGTCACCACCGACAGCGACTTCTCAAAGCTCCGTACAATGGCGTCTTTCTGCTCAGGAGCATATACGATGCCATCCTGTTCTTGGATATCCTCAATGATTCCATCGATATCTTGATACTCCTCAGAACCGACATACTTCCCATTGGTTTCCGCAATCCGCAGAATCTCCCGAGCCAACTTCACTTCATCCTGATACATCGAACTAAGATAAATCGCATCACCTTCGCGCTTCACAACGCCACGCTTCTCAAGCTCCAAAAAGGCATCTTTGACATTCCCTAACCCAACCATTGACTCCTTACCGAGCAGCTTTGCAATCTTCCTCATGGTGTCCTTTGGCTTAAGGAACACATGTCCATCGTTCCCCGCCTCTTTCAGTGCGTAAGCATAGGCCGACTCCACTCTGTATGGAGAATCCGGAGCAATATTCACTGATATCCCAATCCGATCAGCGACCTTAAACCCAATACCATAGACATCATCCGCTAAAACATAAGGATTTTCCCTGACGACATTGACACTGTCTGCACCGTACTCCGTGAAGATTCGCGTGGCTGTACCAATGCCAATACCCTCTCCGCAAATCAGTGCTGATAGCTCAGCCATCTTAGTATTTTTCATAAGCCCTTCCACGATCTCACTTGACTGATCGGGAGTTAGGAAGGGGAATTGCTGTAATGTATCCGGGTTATTAATGATCTGCTGAATTGCATTTTCGCCAAGGGCATCAACGATCTTTTTTGCCTTACCCAAGCCGACTCCGGTGGCCAACGTGGCAAGATAGGAAATAGATCCTTGTCGTTCTTTTGGGAGAATCACCTCAGCTTTTTGAAACTTGAACTGCTTGCCGAATTTTGGGTCTTCAGTCCATGAACCCGTGAGTTCGTATTCGTCACCCACTCGGACTGCCGGCAGGTTACCGACAGCAGAAGCACGGTCCATTTCGTCAAAGAGGTCTCCGCCCTTGGTTTCGATAGTAAAGACTGAATATCCATTTTGGGGATTATGAAAGCGTACATAAGTGATGGTACCAGTCAGGGTTTTGAGTTCGGCGGGAGGGGTTTTTGTTTTTCTTGCGGTTGTTGA